CACGTCTAACGAGGCTGATCAGGATTGGATCCCAGTTACCAATGTTAGAACCAGTTGCGTTTGCAGGAGCAGCTTCGTTAAGCTGGAACTGCGAATGGCCACGCTCTTCAGCGAGTGCCTTTTCAGTGTTTTCGAGAACAGTAGCAGTTACGGAACGCTTATAACGATCTTGCAGATCATCACCTGCGTCCAGTACCGGATTCCACTTCTCGAGAAGTTTATCAGTAGTAAACATGATAGATTTTCTCCCTATGGATTACTTTTTGTTAAGCGCCTCGAGGTAAGCAGACATCGCACCGGAAACTGCAACTTCGTTGCCAGTATCTTCTTCGATAACTTCTTCCTCTTGGGTTGTTACTTTAGCCTTGAAATAAGACTCTTTGATTTGTGCGACTTTCTCGGCAAATGCCTCGGAGTCGTCCGCATCAATGTCTTCTACAAGACCTTTGAGTTTGTCAGCTTGGGCCTCGGAAAGACCGGTCGAAGCTTCAGTTACGATAGCGGCTCTCTGGAGTTTTTCAACTTCAGCTTTCAGAGCTACGTTATCGGCAACAGTCGTATTCACCTGTTCTTCCAGCTCATCTTTCTGTGTAGACAGTTCATCTACCAGATCGACTTTGCCTTCTGGAACTTCAATGTAGTGCTCAGTGAACACCTGGTGAAGTTGCTTCATGAAAGATTCGGAGATCTCGGTACGAAGACCGGTTTCGATCGCCAACTTGTTATCTTCCATCCAGCTTTCTACGACGTAGTTAAGGTAACCATCAACTTTCTCTACGAGATCGCTGTGGATGCGGCTTGTTTCTTCAGCAAGCTCTTCAGCATAAGACTCTTCCAAACGCTCAACGTGCTCGGAAATCTTAGACTTAAGTGCAGCTTCAAAGATGATTTCAGCTTTGTCCTTAAAGCCTTCACTCAGAGTAGCTTCGGAATCAACCAGAGCTTTAAGGTCATCTTCAAAGATACCTTCTTCCTGATCAGTTTCTACGCTTTCTTTGTTCATGACTTTATTGTAGGACGCCATGAGGTCATCCTTTTTCATCTTTGACATTTCTTTATACATGGCATTGATCATACCAGCTTTGGTTTTCGGCGGAGTAGCTTTTGCTGGCTCGCTCTTATCGATAGCCGCTTTGGTATCGACAGCAGCTTGCGCACCATCTACTTCTTTATCCGCTTTCCCCTTGGTGGTAGGAGCTACAGCCTCTTCCAGATTGTCATCGCTCTCAACTTCAACTGTTTCGTCAACGATTTCATCCTGGAGTGTATCTTCGATGTCGATTTGATTTTCATCAGACATTATTGTACTCCCTCAGAGTTAAAGTTTGGAGAGGAAATCTTTGAAAGCTTTCATCTGCAGATCAGGATTACCGGTCTGCACTGCTTCCTTAATTTCTGTCTCAAATAATTCAATTTCTTGCTGTTTAAACACGCCATTCTCATAGATCCATTCCACACCTTCCATCACTCCGTTAACGAAGGCTTCAGGCGCTGATGGGTCTTGGACGATATCAACGGCATTTAGCATGAAGTCTTTATTGACAACATTAACACCGTTCTTGCTAACAAGACTACCCATTCCACGACTAGAGACACCTACACGAACATCCCCATCAAGAAGACCTTGTACGATCTTGCCCATAGGAGTATCCAAAATAGTTGCCTTACCCACAACATTATCACCATCCCAATTAAGTTCGGTAATTTTGTGGGATACTTTATCCAAATTAATGGTAGGTCCTTCTGGGTGGTTTAACTCACCAACGGCTCTACCTTTGGAAACTTGTTCAGTGACATACTTATCGCATGCCGCTTCTAAGATTTCACGGGGATACATGCGGCCATTTCGATTCGGCTTATTAGCCTGCATGAAAATGCCTTCAATGATATACTTCTTACCTTTGCCGTCTTCTTTGGCTTCGGTAATTACTTGTATATCTTCAACATGTTCTGTAATTAACTTCATTTACTTACCCGTTAAATCAATAAATCTTTTTATTCCTTTTTCAGCGTCTGCAATTGATGTAAAATCTTCTAAATGATCTCCATCAACGTATCCTCTGAATATCTTCCCCTTTTGTGCTATAACAGCGTCGTACTTTTTCTTTTTTCCGACCTTCAAACTTTTAACTTGTTTGAATCCGCTATCTAGCTTTAATCCCTCATTCAGACTCTGTCTCATCTGGCTGAACGTCTTCATCGTCCTCATCCTCTACCTCTTCGCCTTCTTCCTCAGGTTCCTGATCATCTTCGCCAGCATCTTCTTCGTCCTCCAAATCAAGATCTTCATCTTCCTCAAAGTCCTCGTCATTTAATTCTGCTGCCTCTAATTCCTCTAGTTCCTCAGGTGTTAAGTGCATTTGGTTTCCCAATTCCACCTTTCTATCATCCAGCGCATCTTGAACTTTTGAACCCATTAGTTCTGTAAAAGCTCTTCCGGCATCGGCCATATCACCAGCGTTAATTTTGTCAATCAGTTCTTGTGTATCAACCATAATAATATTATCCTTTTTACTGTAACTTATTTATAAAAAAACATTTTTCTAGAAGTCATCTTCCTGGTCTGGTTGAGCTTCTTGTTCAGCCGCAATTTGATCATCAATCTCTTTGATGTCATCATCAGTCTGACGTAAAACGTTTTTCCTAATCCACTCTTGCGAGAAGTACTTACCAACATACTCATCAATTTCACGGATGGTGCCAAGTCTTTCTCTTAGTAATTCCGATTCTTTTAGTTCTGAGAAATGCGTATCTTGCTGGTAATCAATATTGATTTCCTGCTTCATTTCATTCCATTCTTCCTCAGTAACAATACCCTTAAGTACCAATTGTGTCTTAAGCAAATCAATAAACAACATAGAGAATCTTTTACGAAGCTTATTGATAAACTTTTGGAACTTAAGTTCGTCTCTGGTTATCTCAGAAGATCTACCCAGACTGAACTGTGCTTCTTGTTCGAGCCTGTTGACTGGGACGTTGAGAGACTTATATAGTTTCTTTTGGAAGTAGACGATATCGTCGATCTGCCCGAGGTTTTCCCCTCCTGGTAATGTTGTAATCTCTGTGCCTCGACCACCTTCTCTACGCGGTAACCAGAAGTCCTCCAACATCGACATGTGTTTACGATCATCTTTCATCTCTCCAGTTGAAGCATTGTAAACCAGTTTATTACGATACTTCGTCATAATGTTTCTAAGATATTCTTCGGCCTTACCTTTTGGTAAGTTACCAACATCAATATAGAAGATTCTACGTTCTGGTGCTCTTGCCAAACGGTAGATAACCAAAGAATCTTCCAACATACGAAGTTGGTTTGTAGTCTTCATTGCCTTGTCAAGATAGGATAATACTCTTTTTCTACTTGGATCCAATACACCAGATGTTACGTAACAAATAGCATCTTTAGAAATTTTCAAGCCTTGACTTGACTTTGACATAGCATTATTTTGGAAGAGGTAGTATTCCTTGACACCCTTAATCATCTTTGTACCGGTGACTGGATCTCTTTCTTCCTTGACCTCACGGATTTTACGAATCTTAGTTGGGTCAATATTTCTTAATTCAATGATACCACCCTTTGGGTTTTTCTCATCGATAATCTTATGGAAGTACAGTCTTCCATCAATATACCATCTGCGGAAAATGTCATGGCCTTGCCAATTCATATTCAGCATTTTAATGATATATTCGAATTCCTCTTTAATCAGGTTCTTGATCTTATCTGACTGATCAAGTCCATCCATATTCAATTCAACTGGTGCGCTATCTTCATCAGCCACAATAGATTCATTAACAATATCTTCAATAGCTGCATCACATTCAGGTTGCATTGCAATATTTCGGTATTTAATAATCTGTTGAATTTCAGTTTTAGCTTTGTCACCTTCCATGTCAATGTACTGACCGAAGTGACCACCTGCATTTACGACATATCCTAGACCGTCGTCTGAATCAGGCGCAACGAAAGAGAGGCGCTTTGCATCCTCTTTTTCTTGATCTTTTCTTTTGATCTCAAAACCAAAAAGTTCTGCCATTATATTATCCCTATGCCATTATCGGAGGCAGATAATCCTGCCTCCGATATATTTATAGCACTTTAGCTAGTGGTGTCAGATTCCCAATACTGAACTTGGAACTCAACCTGGAACTCTTCAATCTGATTTTCAGCATCATATGAGAGTTCGATCTGAGAAATGTTTGTTGGAAACAGGCCACGAAGATCGTAGCGCTTTACTGATTCGCCAGCTTTGTTGAGTTGTTCAACAATCATATCAGCCTGGTAGTCAACTGGGTTAACAAGACCAGTATTGGCTGAATGCTCATTGATACCGTTCATCCAACGCTCCATGGCGTTTCTTACTGCAAAGTTAGTGTCATTAATGACCGTGATAGTCCACGGTTCAAAAATTCTGTCACCAGCAATCTGAAGCTGTCTGCCACGAAATGGAATCGTGAGCGGTGCAACAACAGAGGCTGGAAGACCAGCACCTTTACACATGAACGATGTTAATTCAACATCACCACCTGCGTACGCGGGAAAGTTAATGGTAGCCTTAAACAGATTGGCGCGAGCACCGCCACCAGTCAGTTTGGACTTGAAATCATCTACTCCTAAAATAGCCATTTTCTATCTCCTTACCCTGCGATCTCGTTGAAGTCAACCCCAGTTCTAGTGGCGATGAAGTTCAACGTGATGAAGTTAATGGAACGCGCAGGCTTGATGTAGATGTCACAAACAAATTCGTTTGCGTCAATAACTTGTGCCGTGTTGTTCGTTTCATCACAGACTACTTTAAAGTCCGTAATACCTCTACGACCTTTCACCTCTCTTAAGAACGGCTCGACCAAGTTACGGAACTGAGCCCGTGTAAATTCGTCGTTGAATTCAAAGAGTTGGAACTTGGATGCAGTAGCTACTGCCTTTTCCAAGACCATGAAAAGTCTCCGAACGTTAATTCTATCAAAGGCAGAAGGTCTTGATAAGAGAGTCTTATCGCCGAAAAGTACGGTACCTTCACCTGGGAAAGAAACGATCGGGTTTACTCTAGCCTTATACAAGGTATCTCTTTCAGCTTTCTTCGGGTTAAAGGCGACTCTTGTTACGCCTCTGATTTGACCACGATTAAAGCCAGCTGGTGAGAACCATGCATCAGCTACGGCATCAGTGTTGGCCATAAGACCAGCAACATGACCCGAAGATGGAATATCGATAAATGCATCGTTATACTTGTCGTATACCTTAAGTGCACCAGAATCGATAGTTGCATAAGAACTAGAAGTTAAGTAATCAGCAAAAGCCGTTACCAGGTTAACTGCGGTAGCTGTTACAGCACCACCGTTAACATCAGTGGCTGATTGGCCTGCTGGATTAGTTGTAAATTCTACTGGCGGCGAAATGACAGCCAAGCAGTCTTTTCTGGCAGCCGCGATAGCAATCATATCATTTGCTACTGCAACACCAGCGGACTGTGCGTTTGCCAACGTCTTATCCAGTGGAGGAGCGATTAACATATTCACATCAATGGTTTCGGCATCTTCAAAAAGATCAAAACCAGTTTGGATAGCAGCGCCTGTGAGAGTATCATCATCCGTGCCTAATGAAAGTGAATCGGTAACCAATGCGTTTGGATCGGTGAACACAAACGTAGTTGCGGCAGTCGAAAGACTTGTACCAGCATCAGTAAGTGCACTATCGTGATCCATCCACCAAACGTAAGCAGACTTAGCGTTTACTACATCTTTGTAGTAGTTTGATTCGCCATTTGAAAGTTTTGCATCAGATGCCTGAGAGACGAAAGCAAAGGTTTCAAGAACAGTACCTGCAGTACCGGTCCATGCACCATCTTCGTCGATGACAACAATATGCATTTCATCATCTGCACCAGTAACACCCTGATCTTCAGCATACTGGCTTGTGCCTGGCGCACTATCGAAAAGTGCAGCATTAGTATACGAAGAATAGTGATCTGGAGTACAGATTTCAACTTTAAGTGAGTTACCCAGAATGCCTGGATATTTTGCAGCCCAAGGACCAACAGCGGCCTGACCTGCGGAGTAAGATGCGTCGTAGTTTTCCTGGCCTTTGATAAGTACGGCAGTGGCAGTACCATCAGCAATAGCATTCTTAAGACCAGCAGTCTCAGCTCTTACGACTCTAAGATCGTTACCGTACTGAAGAAAACCTGCAGCGGTAAAATAAGAGGTGTTGTTTGTGGTGTTAGGAACGCCAAAGGTTTCGGCCAAGTTTTTCTCAGAAGTGACCTGACGAACCTCCTCTACTGGACCCCATGAGAATGCACCCACGAAAGCACCGATAGAAGAAGAAACAGCAGGGACTACGTTTGTGAGATCGATTTCACGTACGCGCACACCTGGAGAGACTTGGAAGCTCATGTGTATTTCCCCTTGTTACATTAAATGGTTATCATAATACGGTTTGTTTCAATCCTAGTTATTTATAAAAAATCAATTCTTAATAAAGTTCCGTTGAATCATGGACGGTCCACCGTTCACCGTCAATCATTTCAGTGCCGTCGCCTACACCATCATCTACTTCACCAAATGGAACTAATTCATCTTCGATTTGCCTCATATTCTCTTCATACATCATTTGTTTAAGGTTAACATCAGTCATATCGTTAAATAGGTTAGTCGAGGCAAACCAACCAAATAGCACAAAGTTCATTACAAGGTCGTCATGGTTACCATCACTGGCCTCGTAACTATTACCCTTTGCTACAAATGTTGAGAATTCGATAATAGTATCGGCATCCACAATATCAATCTTATCTTGTTCAACCAGGTCTTTGATATTGGAACATCCAATACGTTTTACTTTTCGAGTCATTTCTACACCAATAGCATTTTTCTTTACCATTGACTCGACAAATACATTCTCGTATTCTAGGTCATAATAAAGGCCGTTACAAACCACAGCACCTTGGTCATTTGACTCTACTATGCAATAAGCATCATTGTAGATTTTTGCGTACTTATATATAATGTCAGGGAAGAGAATAGGCGAGATATTATTATCGCGGTAAACAGCCACCTGTTTAAACGGGCGAGCGCTAATATCGACTAAATTAAAAGTACTGTAGTCCTGGCCTCTTCCCTTTGCAACATCCACAAACATCATATAATTGTGATCTTTTTTTGGTCTTTCATAGACCTTAATAGACTCTTGTGTATATATTGGTCCCTTGGCTTTCATACCAAGTAACTTATTACCTGAGATTAGTGTATTACCTGTGCCATGGAAGTTATTACCAAACTCCTGATCAAACTGAAGTTCAGATGTATTCGATACAGTTTGCTTTTTCCAGTTCTCATCTCGGCCTGGTACATCCCACCAATCAATTCTAAACGGTTTGAATTCGTTTGTACCCTGAACAGCACCTTCCCATAACTTGTGATAGATATTACCTAATCCATTTGCAGTTGAGGTTACAATCACCTTTGTATCTTTACCAGCCGATACCACGGGATAAGTTGAGGTATAGAACTCATTAGCATTTTCAACAAATGCAAACTCGTCTAGGAATAGCAAGTTAACTGAAAGACCACGAATAGAACTACCACTGGTAGCTGCCGCTATAATCCGTGAATTGTTACTAAACTCAATTGAGCCTTTATTTACAGCTTTACAACCCGGTTGTAGGAAAAACGGAATGTTTTCCAACATAAGCGTAGCACGAGCCAACATTTCTCTGGCAGTTGCACCCTTGTTAGCCAGAATAGCAACAGTCTTTTCAGGATTAAATACGCAGTACCAAACCAGGTAAGCGACAGAAGAAATGGACTTACCTGACTGGCGGCAAGCAAGAACAATTGAAAACCTATTGCTATTGAAATGGTGGAACATTTCTTCTTGGTATGGATATAGATTGAAGTCAACCAATCCTTCGTCAAGTGAAATAACCTTGAGATATTTTTTGGCAAAATAAACCGGATCTTTCATACACTTGGCGTATTCACGGATCTCTTCAGAAGACCATGCTTGCTCAACGCCATCTCGTTTGATATTAGGATTGCCTAGATATCCGAGGTCGCTATTCTTGATTCTCGTCTGATTCAATGATAGTCTCTTTTTCTTTCGCTTTTTGAATTAACATCTTCTGCAGGTCTGTTGCTGAGCCGACATAAAGATTATTCTGTGTCATACTATTAGGAAGAGCGGCTTGGGGATCAGCCTCAACATCTTTCCGCTCTTTGTGAAGTCGCATTAATTTATCGGCAACTTCAGCATTTTGTTTGATTGCTGTAGACAGCACCTCAAACGCGCGTGGATGTTCAGATTCTCTCGCCAATTCCATCATTAGATCAATGGCCTCGTTACCTTTTTCTGCTAGGTTGTAATATTGTGACCTAGCAAAATCGTAATCATCTTTTATATCACTTTTACTCATTTACACATACACATTTGTCGAAGATTGTATATCACCAACGGCACTAGAAGTAGCACCGGTTATTCTTTCGTCTGGTTCGAAATAGGCGGTGGGATTTTCAACCACTAGGATATTACCACCATCATCCCAGCTTTTCACTACAGCTGTAGCACCAGAGTTAGTTCCTGTTACAGTTTCACCAACAGTAAAGTTACCAACCTGATTTACGACAATAATTCTAAAGTTGTCTGCCACTGTTGGGAACGGATAAGTTACGGCATAATCAAACGTATCTGTCCTATTGGCATTGGTTGGGTCGGTAGTTACCTGTTGTCTTTGTAGTAATTCGTTATTGCCGGCGTCAAAGTCAAAGAAGTCACTTACAACTTTACGAATCGTTTTCTTATCTTCAACACCACTATAGAAATTACACCGTGTTTCAAAATCTAATGTATAGATAATTGCTCTTCTTGTAATAAAGTCACCTTCATAATCATCGTTCATAGCTACACCTTGTAAGGTGATTGGAATGTCTGACTTAATACCAATTGCTGGTACTTCATTGATAGTGACTGTATAGTCTGGCTTAAATGTTGGTAAAATCTGTTCTAGGATTTGCAAAGCTTCATCCTGATTCTTAGCCATAATATTTAATTGAATGCCAATACGATATGGAGCCGGTGCTCTTGTTGTTTTTCTTGTATTGTTGACAATAGATCCAACTCTAATCTCATTGGACTTATTGACAGTTTGATTTGTGTCATATGTAATTGAGGTAATCTCAAAAGATAGCCTCGGTAATTTAATAGCCAGTTTTGGATCATTTAGATCTGTCTGGTTCTGTACTCTGGCAAGAAACTTTTGCCTTGGCCCATAAGCCAAAGGTACTTTAATTTCCTGAAGGATCTTGCCATTTGCATCTGATTTTCTGACGTTGATGTTATTAAATAACGTACCAAATACTGAAATGGTTCTTCGAATAGCGGCATGGTAAAAATATGTTCCAAACATTACGAGATTTCTCCAAATGGATTAGACTCTGTAAAGTCGATGATGTTATCTGCATCGGCTTCAAAGTCTTGGTTTTGAGCGTAAATATCGCCCTTCATTGCCATGTCATTCGCATCCTGAGAGAAGTACCACGTTGCACCACTATCGGTACCAGTAAGAACATCGGTTTGATTAACCTTAAACTTACGTGCTGTTCCGTCACTTCCAATTTCGTTAATTAAGGTAAGAGTACCAACGCCAGCTGCCACATCGAACTTGACAACTTCGGCTGTAACAAAGATATCTGCGCCCAGTGCATCATCCTCACCAGTATCCTGTTTGACCTCTTCACCAGGAGCAAAGTGGCCGGATCCATTGTTCATAATGAATTCCAACTGATAAGAATGAGTTTCTTGGATAACATCGACTTCGCGAATGCCAGTTTCCAGTTCCTCTCCACTGTACTCGAATAACTCACATTCCAACTTATAAGTTGGCAGGTTAGATAACTGGTAGAAAGGCTGTTCGTGTTCTACAAAACGAATTTCAAATAAGGACCGTGATAATGGCAGGTAAACCAAGTCACCTTCACTTGGTCTTTCATCATTGATTGAATTGTTATAGAATCCAACTAGGTTTTCCCAACGCTTACGTGATACTACAAATGTAGCCTGGTCACGAATCTCAACTCCAAACTTACCAAGTAAATCACCTTCACCTGCAAATCCTTCAGATGTTTCAATATACATTTCGATTGTATAGGCATCCGTGAACTTAGAATAGTCCTCATTCAAAAGTTCGTCACGGGAAATGAGTTGCCTAGGAATGTAAATCACATCCTGGCCGTACATCTTTAAGGATTCAATTACAAGATCTTCGTAAAGGTTTTGTTCGGTTTTTACCTTAGGAGAGAAATAAACATTGGTTGCCATTGCTTACCCCACGTACATGTCTGGTGGCAGTTCATATTTAAGTTGAACCTCTTCTCTGAGCTTCTCAATTTCTGCGTTGGCTTCCTCCAATATTTGTCTGCCATTGATTACCACACCACCCGGTAATTGCATACCTTCGAACTTAGAGAGGTTTTGACCCCACTGTCTTTTAATAAGTGCAGTTGTATATTCTTTGAGCCACATATCATTATATATGTTCGTAAAGTTTGCTGGGTCAACAATACGATAACATTCAATAATGATATAGGAACCAACCTTAAAATCGGTATCCCATTCAGCATCTAAATAAAGTCTATTCTGGTGACGAACGTAACGGGTCTGCTCAGCACCATTTAACTTCATATCAAGAAGTGCTAGGTACTGCATGGTTTGTTCGTAATGAGCTAGAGAGCCAACAAATCCAAGATCGTATATGTCATTGAGTCTCAGCTGATAGCGAGCACTAAACATATTATTGGATGTGGTATCATCTAACGGTAAAATTCTTTGGACGGTCGTAATATCATTTGTGATTGTGATATACTCGTTTGTAATATCGGTTGACGTGATCTGATGTTTTACATAGTCTCTGTAAATGGCATCCGAATGATAGGTCTGCCAATACTGAATAGCCTCGTCAACACGGTCTTCGAGCTGATCTTCGTCAACATTGATCTCAATCACAGGATCTCCGAGGTGACGGAGACAATGATCAATCAATTCTTGTCTTGTGGTTGGTGCTGACATTAAAAAAGTCCCAGAGATAAAGTTGTTCTGAGACTATTTATACTTTTTTATCTTTCTATGCCGTAGACGGTAATGTATCCTCTTTTGCTATAACGACCAGTAGTCGCTGGAAACGGGCAAACCCTAAATCCAGTTATAGCTGAAGGATCAGTATTGGTTCCACCAATCACTACAGAGGAGAAGCTTTCAAGATAATTTGCTCCGGTTGTTCCTTGTCGAGGAGTTCCTATTAATTGCGAAGTACCTCTTACAACCGCTCTAAAATCTGAAACAGGAGGAATGCTTATAAGACATTCTCCGTGTGAATCATATGTTTGACCATTGCCCGCCATCCAAATCCTTGCTTGCGCACCAGCATAGTTGGCATTATTCCAGCTAGGACCAGAGGTGGTGCTTGAGGAAATCCATGATACGTTGTTGTCATATGTGCCAGACGCATCTAAGTTTGTACCACTTGCTCTAAAACACATTCCTGTATTCAACCAATGATTAGAAGTATTTCCAGCATCAACATGACAAATCCACCAATAAAACTTATAGTGAATATATTTGGATGTATTGATAACATCAAAGTTAACACCATCAGTATCAGTACTCCACTCAGCATCGGCAAGTTTTACCATGCCGGTAGACATTGCGTAGCCACCATGAGTCATCGATCCATCGGCTGCAATTGCCAATGCATTATTGCCATTTACTGAATCAATTGCACCTACTCTTAAAGTACTCATTGCGCAATCTCCATTATAGAAATTGTTGACACAATATTATAACCGTCTGTATTTGCAAATCCGCCAAATGCTGTAGTGAATGATCCATTGCCGTTATTTGCTACCATTA